GTAGTATTCCCTTGCGTGTGACAGCTTTTCTTTTACCTTGTCAATGTCTTCATCGGTTAACTCTATTAAGTACGCTCTAACACGCTTATTTTCGCTTATGTGGCTAAATTCGTGTTTCGCTCGGACTTCGTTTTCAGTTTCTTCGGTTACATCAATCTCAAATTTCTTCCACGAAGTACGTCTAATCTCGTCTTGCACGATGTCTTCGGGCGTGTCAACTAAACAATACACTACCCGGGCTTTGCTTCGTCCAGTGAGCCAACAATATCCTACAAGTTGCCAAAAGTAATCCTTGTTAGGAAGTTCGTCCTCAAACCAAGGGAAGGTAGTACCGTCCCAACTACATTTGATATCTATGATTTCGTCTTCAAGTATCAAGTCGGGCGTACCTTTGATAAATTCATTCTCGAAGTAGTCCGTGTTTTTGAGCGCAAAAGGTAAATTCAAAACTTTACTAGCCATTTCGATAGCTGTGTCCTCTTGTATATTGCCCTTGTCCGTGTAACGGCTTGAGAACTCTTTTTTAATACCGAACTTTTCTTCAATGGCAAGTTCTTTCAAGTAAGTCTTTGTGGTTTGAGATAAAACCTCCCCCTTTGATTTGGGGGAAGTCATAATCTTACCTAACGAGCTGCAGCGAATTTTCATAGTAGTAATAATGATTTGGTTTGTAGTTCAGTTAGTTGAAAGCCGCTTAGTGCTTGTTTAAATGCTGATGGTGTTAACTTGCCTTCGGATATTTGAAGTAGTCCATTGTCGAAACGTTCCTGCGTTATAGTTGGTTTCGTGTTTTTGACAGTTGCACTCGCACTATTGGCGTCGTCGTCTTCCGCTTGTAAACTCAATAACGACTGCAAGGTATATCGTCGGTAGTAAGTAACCGCAGAACCTATCTTTTGAGGGTCTTGAATCTCAGGAAGGCGCATACTTGAAACAACCGACTGCCCACTTTCAATGTCAATGATTAACGTGCTTACTACTCCTTCGGCTATTGGCTGTAATAAAAGCAATCCGTGTTCGAGTAAGATAGGTTCGACCGTCTCGACCAATGCGTTAATGTCTGCGTAGGACTTTTTGAAATGGGGGTTGTTGGCGTTCTTTACAACCTTCCCGATTTTTTGCTTTGCAGCGTGTAGTTTAGGATAAAGTCCTGCAACTCTCACCAGTTCTTCTTTTACTTCATCTTTTTTCATGTTATTTTTCTTATTGGTTTATGCAAATATACGTTTTATTTTTAATACAACTCATCTTTTATCTTTTTTTTATATTCAGCAATTATTTCTTTTAATTCGTCTTTTGTCCATCTCTTTACTTCGTGTCCGTTTTCCTCTAGCCACTCCACACGTTCAACTCCTATTTTCTTAATCAAACGCATTCGATATTCAATGCCATTCCCTGAGAGCATTACGTTGCATTTGTAGCAACTTACCCAAACATTGTCCGTGTGGAATCTTACCGCAGAATGACCTCCAGAACTTAAATAATGCGATGCGTGACGAACTCCGTTTATTTCTTTACCGCAACTTATACAACCTTGGTCTTTGTCCCTAAGCCTTACCCACTTGTTAAACACTTGTTGAGCAAGTTTAAGATAGTCCGAAGTGGTTAGTAGGTCTTCCTTTTGCTTTTTCAACTTGTCCTTTTTCATTTTGGCGAGGTTCTTTAACGCTTGTTCCGTCTTTTTGCAGATATAACAGTGCTTGTCCAACGTCGAGAATGGTGTAAAGATTTCACCGCATTTTTTACATGACTTCATAACTTGCTTAACCATTGTTCGTAAATATTAGACGCTATTTGTGCTGTCATTACAGGAGGGACTGACATACCAATTAGATATTTTGGTTTTAATTTCAAAAAGTTGTAATCTAAAGGATAAGTACCACCTCTTTTTAGTTCTGTATCACTTAACATAAAAGGTTTATTAAAATGAATTATTGGACTGGATTCACTACCTACAATTGTATAAAGTGGTCTATCATCTCTTTGTAACATTGAGCTAAAAAATATTTTTTTATTATACAATCTAAAACAAGCATCTGATAAAAGAGTATCATTAATTTCTCTATTTTCCCAAAGTAATCTTGCTTTTGATTTTAATTCTTTCCCATTTTCTTTAGATTTAATTTCTTTAAATAATATTTCTTTTTCATCAAATTCCATTTCTATTTTAGGAACTTGAGTAAACATATCCGCCCAATGAAGAAAAGGTTTTGCTAAATCTTTACGAAGACAAATAAAAAATACACGTTCTCTTCGTTGAGGTACACCCATCTTTGAAGCGTCAAGTAGAAAGTGCTGACAATAATACCCAGCTTCATCAAATGCTTTGTAAATCTTAATTACATACTCTTTTGCTGCGCCTAAAAGTAATCCTTTTACATTTTCAGCTACAACTACTTTTGGTTGTAGTTCTTTTGCTAAATCAATAAAATCAAAAAATAAGGTATCTAAAACTTGTTCGGCTTGTCCTTCACGAAATACCTTTTCTTTACCCCAATCTTTTTCCCTATTTCCTGCCATTGAAAAGCTGCTACAAGGCGGTGAACCATCTAAAATATCTAATTCGTATAGTTCTTTAGGTAGGTCTTTTCGTTTAGCAAAAGTTGTAATACTTTCCAAAAATGAGAATTTAGGTTTATGGTTTTCCTTGTATACTTCAATCATTTTCTTATCTATGTCGTTATGTCCAATAACGTCAAAACCGGCTAATTTGTAACCCATTGTTGAGCCACCACCACAAGCAAAGCAACTAAACACTTTTCCTTTGTCTTTGGTGAATACTGCATCTTTAAGTGTCCAGTTGTAATTAAATTTGTGTTTCATAATAAAATTTTTAGGTCGTTTACTTGTTTTTTCAATTCTAAATTCTCGGCGTGTAGTGCGTAAATCTTTTTAATCACTTGCTTATGGTCTTCGCAAACTCGGTAAAAGGTTAACATAGCTTCCTTTAGTTCTATTTGTCGTGTTTCCATCGGCTTAATCAAGTCAACTCGGTGTGCGTGTTTTGTCTTCAAGTCGTCAATGCTCATCGTCAACGCTTGGTCAAGTGTGCGCAGGTTTATTTGTGCGGTTAAAATGTCAAGTTCTTTCATTAAAATAAAGTTAATTGATTTTGAAAATTAAAGTGAAAAGCGAAGTCGTTTAATACTTCAAAGCATAATTGATTTGGTATTTTAGATTTATCAAAAGTTTTATTTCGTCCTTGCGTTCCTGTTTGTGATCCTCTTGGCGCACGTTCGTGGTTACAAAATGGATTATCATTCCAACATTTCATTCGTGGTTTCCAAGTTGTTGAGTTAGTAAATAAATCAGTTGGCTTTGCTCGGTCATCTCCATAAGCACAATACCAAACACACTCATTTCTAAACGATTTTACAAAGTCCATTTTTCTCATCATTCCCCGAGGATTTTCAATAAAGAAAATTAGTTCCGGGTTATGTTCCTTCCATTGAGTAATTAATTCAATAAAATGTTCATTCGTTTGATCACATTGCTTTGCGTAATCTGAAATAGGTATACATCCATTTCGGTGGTGTGAAATACCTGCTATTGAATAAGTGGTGCAGTCAGGACTTGCCCAAATAAAATCGGGAATAAAAGGCACATCTTTAATAGTCATATTACCAATATCAGTTACTAAATTTATTTTATCAAATGGCTGCCAATCTACCGAAAAAACATTCATTCCTAAATATTCAGCTACATTACCAATAGAACGTGATCCTGCAAATAGTTCAAGTACATTTATCTTTTTCATAATTAAAAAGGTAAGTCGTTGTTAGTATTTACTTTGTTTCGTTTGATTGGGTCAACACTTCCGCACTTAAACCCTAATCCAGAGTTAAAATTAAACATTACGGGCAAATTTAGCGTTGTTTGTCTTCCCCCCGTGCCGGTGTCTTTTACTTTTTCAATGCTTATCATCGTTTCGTATTTCATAGTTTCGTGTTTTACTAGCCTATGCACCACTAACATATCGTCACAGCGGTTTAGAAAAGCCTTACCCCCTTCTATGTGGTCTTTCAATGGTGGCTTAAGGTTTCCTTGCCATTCTTTTTTGTCGTCACCGTACAGCATTCCACTACGTCCACTTTCCGAAGTTGGGTGCGTGTTTATGTAAATTGT